CTTCGATAACATTAACGAAGCCCTGGACGGTGCGCTTTAGATGATCGCTAACTTCGGAACCGAATACACGGTTAGCAATATCTTCATATGCCTTTTTATACTCTTCGCCTGAAGGAGTATCAATAGCATGAGCCGTTTCGTGACCGATAAGCAAATGCTCAAGATCGTGCGAAATATCATGCCACATAGGCAGCATGAGGACACGGTTCTTGAGGTCGAACATAGCGGTTTTGATACCGCTCTTATGTTGAACAGTGATGTTTTCCGTTGCAAGCAACTTAGCAAGCAAGGAATTGGAATTAACGGTTATTGCAGTCATATCGTTCCTTTCACGATTTTCACAAGTATAGCAAAACCGAACGCACTTGTCAAGTCATAATCAAAACAAAGGGTTAGAATGTATATATTCTTCCTTATGAATGTAAACTTTCTCATCCTTAATATTAGGTGACATTATGTCTACAATAAGGTTAAAGGAACTCATAGAAGGCTGTTTTCTCCACGCATACCACTCTCCTTTTTTACCAGAGCTATAAGGAGGTTGTTGATTGACCATGTAGTATTGGTCAGCCGTAACGTCTATAATTGTATTACCATCTTGCAACCACCAGTGATATTCATTCCTATAATCAATACCTCTCATAGGAATAAGTCTATCGGTATCAAAAAGATAGTATAAGGCTTGTGTTGAAGGATAGCAATATCCATACATGGGATTAAATTTTTTTGATGGAGGCAAGTTATTATAGTGTGATGGCTTATACTTCTGCCACAGGTCTTTGACACTATCTGTCAAATAATCAACATTGTCAGGAGTATATTGATATGGTTCAAACGTTAAACGCCTAACCCAATACTCCTGCCAATGCTCATTTATCTTTTTGAATTTATATAGTTCTATCGTCTTCATTGATCAAGCAACGACTTAGATATCATCTTCCCACTTGCGGTAGATATTTTGCTTTAGTTTCTTCCCAATCCATATAGATCAAGTCATCATAAAACAAGGTCTCTTTCGATACACGGTCCTGTTCTTTAAGTGACCTTATCCGTTTTGTCGCATACTTTTCTTTCCATACACCAACGAGGGCATCATAACTGGTATCAAATGACTTGACCAGTTTATCCTCGGTCACCTCTTTACATAGGAACTCTTTTGTATTATCGTAAAGAGGGCTAAAGTAGATACCTCTCTGATGTTCTGTTTTGATCAAATTCTTTTCAACACCCAATTGTGAGTATATGAATGAGTTCGACCTATTTTTATGATCTCTCTTAAAAGGTAGGCCATCACCGTTCTTGGCCACATACCATTCAAAATACTTTCTGGTGTGGTTTTTCTTTAGCCAATTAAGCATCAAGGCGGAAGTAGGTTTTCTCGTTTCATAAGAGACAGAGCCGCTTGTAAAGCCCATTTTCTTCCAATGTTGTAAACGATCATATTGCGATAGAGTATTAGCTTTAGACTTACCATATAGAGATGTAGTTGTGACCGCAACAAGTGTATCACCATATAAATCTTTCCATCTGTTTTGAACTTCATCGCAAAGACAAAGTAATGCCAATAGTTTTCCACCCGTGTAGTTATATCCTAATGGTTGTAGAGGAACAATAGTTGAACCAATGGCAGTATGATTGATCATATGCTGATTAGTTTTAACGTCACGGGACCATCCGATATAATTGTCTCTTGGTGTTAGATCAAGGAAGTCCGATGATATACAAATAACTCCAAGATATTTACCCGTTACATCATCTTGAACAATGTATGAAAGATTGCGTCCAATATTGGAGTTGTTTTTCATCGTTGAGGTAAAGTTACGTATAGTATTCCATTTGGCAGCCATTTCACCACCATTTGAATATATCAATCTAGGTTGTAACTTTAGATAATCATCAGCATCTTCCGGAATCCAGATGTTCTCTTTAATTGTTTTGATTTCAAGTTCATCTTCACCATTCAGTTCAGCACCGAATAGTCCATTTTCAATCAAAGGATACTTTATATGGATTTCCAACCACTTCTGATAAAGTGTATATTCCTCCACCGACATCTTTGAAACGTTGGACAAATCTTCCTCAACCACCGATTTAAGTTCAGCATCGGAAAGGGCCTCAGGCTCTTCAAATGTGGATTTAAATTCATCCCATTGTTTTTCAACGTATTTTAGGTCTTCGTCACTCTTTGACACTCATTTCTCCATTGTGTAGAAGTTCAAAGGCATCTTCTGGAAAAGTTTTGTTTTTATCTTGGCCAACCAAACTAACAATACCAGCATCAGCGAACATTTGATCTATAGTATATATTTCGTCTATCATTAGCTGTTGATTGATATAAGGGAAGTCTCTTTTTATTCTAACAACATCGCCAGGTTTAAAGGTTGAAAAATTCGTTCTCACTTCCATCTATCTCTAATCTCTTTTACTCTTTCTTCCAAGTATCCACGGATGATTGTCATTTCATTAGTTTCTTCACAATTCACGCTTATATGATTGCGAAGTTCAAAGTCAAAGGCAGTCATCAACATCCAATCGTGTGAATATGAATGTGTTTTGTGTGGATCAGTTTTTTCCATACTGCTTACTCCAGAGATAGTTGTTTAGATATACAACGAATGCTGCCACTCGATTCATAAACCAACTATTCCAGAACCAATGATTGTATCTCATAGAATGATTCCTTTTGATACCAGGCCAGTAACATAAATGACACTAATGACAGCCTGAATAACCATTAGTGACTTCTTCTTCCACATGTATCCTACAGCAAACCATCCAACGTTACCTACGAACTGGACAGCGAGATTTAGAGGATACACATTCCAAGCGGTTAAGACGGCACCAATGATAACCAGTGCCGTCGAAGTCCATTCTAAAAAGAACTCATAGTCAAACTTCATTTTCCCATCCCATTTGAGAGAGACCTGTCCATAGGTTATCGAGGTTGTAAGTCTGGTAACCAAACTGGACATTATTCAGAATCATTAACATTTCTATTGTCTCCCATCATGGTACGGAAATCAAAGTTTTCGTTCAACTGTGAATCTTCCATCTTTTGAGCTAGTTTTTGTAATCTTTCACCTAGCTTTTCCAGATTGATGATCATGATAGCATCACGGATCATGCTATTCACATTCTGTCCTGTCTCAAGATCAAGTTCTTTCATAACTTCTTCCGAAACAGCAAGGCGCTCAGGTGTTCCTTCAGGACCTGGAGCCCACACCCATGGAATTTCTCCACTATCCATCATTCGTTCGGCTTTCGCCATGGCACGGAGGATTTCTTTGTCTAACATACATATTCCTTTCAGCTAGACATATATCATACAATATTACGGTTCTTTTGTCAAGACCGAAAAATTCTTTACCTTTTCAAATCTGATGGTTCTTTGGAATCTATCAGTCATTGTGTCCTTATGTGAGATAACAAAGATGTTGGTACCTTTGTCACCCATTTCCCACATGATCTTGATAAATTCATCAATGCCTGTTCCGTCCATTGCACGATCAAGGATTTCATCAAATACTAATATGTTAACGTTTACTGAGTTTTTGAGTTTAGCAACATGACGCCAAGTAAGTAGGATCGCAAGATCGATTCTAAGTTTCTCTCCTTCGGAAAAGTTATTATACGTGAACTCGTCTCTATATCGACTCTTGATCGTCTCTTCAAAACTCTCGTTGATATTGAAGTTAACAAAGAAGCCCAGCTTGGCCAGGTACTTATTGATTTGTTTATTGATAATTGGGAGGTACTGTTTAATAATCTTTGTTTTGATTCCACCGTCTTTGAGTAGTGTAGTGGCAAGGTCAATGTATTGTCTATCATCTAGAAGGGTCTTCTTTTCTTCTTCGAGGGTGGAAATATCATGTTGGACTGTGGCAAGTTGTCGTTCTGACTCTTGGGTAGTCTTGTCAGATATGGCAAACTCCTCAATCTGTTTAGTGACTTGACTAAGATTATTAGCAATATGGTTATAGGAAGACTTAGCAGATGAAAGATCCATTTTAATCTGGTTGATGTTACGGAGAACTTCATCTATCTTCTCGATTTCTGCCAATATGCCATCGATTTGGTCAGCAATCTTATTTAGCCCTTTTGCTAGTTCACTTGATTTTGAGTCCATCTCCTCAAGTCTATTCTTCTTAAATGATTCGTCGATAGATTGATGACAAGTCGGACATGTATCATTATCATTTAGAAACTCTACTTCCTTCGTCAGCCTCTCCATATTACCTTCCATCTTGGCCTTGAGACCAATCATTTTGGAATGCTTAGACTTTAGTGGTGAAAGATCAAGATCATTTTCGGTGGCCTTCTCATAATCAATTTTTAGATTTTCGACCACACATTCTTGCTTGATGTATTCTTGTTCAAGATCATTCTTCTTTGATTCTAGTTCTCTTAACTTTTCTTCATTATTAGCCTTCAATGAAGCCAAAGTCTGTTCAATATAAGACTTGTTCTCTTCTTTGCTTGTGAGCCTAACTCGGTTCTTCTCTAGATGTTCTCTATTCAATTGCAGTTTATTCTTGATGACAGTGGACATAGCAGAGAAGATTTGGATATCCAGTAGGTCCTCAATAACCGAACGGCGATCATTCGCAGACAATTGCATGAACGGAACAAACGATGCTGATCCAAGAATAACAACTTGTGTAAAGGACTTATAGTTCATCCGTAGAATGTTCTTCTCAAGATGCTCCTGATAATCTTTAGTAGCAGCATCCTGATTGACCATCTTACCTTCGCAATAAATCTCAAAGACATTTGGCTTGGCACCACGAATGACCTTATACAGTTTATTGTTGATCGTGAACTCGATTTCCACAACACAGTTTTTGTTATTGATAGAGTTTACAACATTACCTTTGTTCACTTTACGGAAGGGCTTACCAAAAAGAACAAAGCACAGGGCATCAAGCATTGTTGATTTCCCTGCACCGTTGTGACCCATAATAAGGGTATTCTTATGAGTGTCTAGCTCAATCTCGGTAAACACATTTCCAGATGAAAGAAAGTTCTTATATCTGATAAGGTGAAATGTAATCATAGTTTAAAACTTCTCATACGTTGACATGGTGAAGCTACGGATGTTTCAATGTTTCTCACGAAAAAGATTTGGAACAATCTAGGCATACCATCAGAAAAGAAACCATTGGCTCTATGCCATGAATCAGCATCAAAACAAACGAGCCTGTTATACTTGTTTTGGAATCTGACAGTCTCTTCAAAACAAGACTCATGCTTAATCATCTTCTCATCGTAATCATTATCGGCACCATCACTGTAGAATGCCCGTTTATCCTCAATATAGTTATGTAGATTGCTTTTGAGTTCGAACAGAGAAGTTCCTGAATCACCATTAATGCTTGGTGTTAAGTATATGACACCATTAAAATTGCCACGACCTTCAACATCAATATGAATCCATCCTCTGTTCTTAGGAGAATCTTTGTTACTATCATATGGATAAATTATCTGGAAATGCGTCTGTATATTCCAAGTAATAGGATTACTTAGATCAAAGAACAAACTCATAAGCCTTTCCGAAAAGTGTTTAAACAGATTAGGGTCAAGTTCACTTATGGGGTTTGTTCTCAGACCAGGATGACGACCTTTCATATCAGCAAGGAATTCTTGACTTAGTGCAAAATTTCTCACATAATCCGGGTCATCATAAAAGTTATCCACACACATGCTAGGATAATTAACATTAGGCATTATGATACTTTTAGAACTCTCTTCTAGGTTTCTTTCCTTCTAACAGGTTCTTAATCTCTTCTCCTGATAGTGTTTCGTATTCTAGCAGACCTTGTGCTAATGTGTCAAGGTCTTTTTTCTTTTCCATCAGAATACGATTAGCAGTTGCATACCCTTCTTCAACAAAACGCTTGATTTCCTCATCGACAACTCGCTGTGTCTTTTCAGCAATCTTAGGAGTATGGAACATATCAGCATTAGGAGTCGTGTAAGCCATTCTACCTAGTGCGTCCGAGAAACCATACTCGGTGACCATAGCACGGGCAAGTTGCGTTGCTTGCTGAATATCACCAGAAGCACCAGACGAAACTCTATCCTGTCCAAAGATCATTTCTTCTGCTACACGACCACCCATTGCCATTGCTAGTTGGGCAATCATTTCGTCATAGTGTAGTGAGATACGATCACGCTCAGGAAGAGACTGAACCATACCTAGCGCACGACCACGTGGAATGATTGTTGCCTTGTGAATAGGAGTTGAACCTGGCATATTGAGAGAAACGAGAGCATGGCCAGCCTCATGATAGGCAGTCATCTTCTTTTCTTCGTCAGATAGCAATAGTGTCCTATGTTCGGCACCCATCAAAATCTTATCACGGGCATCCTCAAACTCTTGTTCTGTAACGATACGTCTTGAACGCCTTGCTGCTAGTAGAGCGGCCTCGTTGACAAGATTGGCTAGATCAGCACCAGAGAAACCTGGTGTTCCCTTAGCAACTGTTTTTAGATCAACATCAGGACCGATTGGAACTTTGCGAGTGTGAACTTTCAAAATCTTTTCACGACCAACAAAGTCTGGATTAGGTACCTGAACCTGTCTATCAAAACGACCAGGACGAGTTAGTGCCTTGTCTAGAACATCGACACGGTTGGTAGCAGCAATGACGATAACACCAGCATTATCATTGAAGCCATCCATCTCAACAAGCATGGCGTTTAGCGTCTGGTCTCTTTCATCGTTACCAGAGATACCGTTTGCTCTTGAACGACCAACAGCATCGATTTCGTCAATGAAGATAATACAAGGAGCATTCTTCTTGGCTTGCTCAAACATGTCTCGGACACGACTAGCACCAACACCGACGAACATTTCTACGAAGTCAGAACCAGAAATGCTAAAGAAAGGCACGCCTGCCTCACCAGCGACCGCTCTTGCTAATAGAGTTTTACCAGTGCCTGGAGGACCAACAAGCAAAACGCCTCGTGGAATCTTACCACCGAGACGCTCGAACTTCTGCGGATCCTGTAGAAACTCTACAACTTCCTGTAGGTCTTCTTTTGCCTGATCAACACCAGCAACATCTTCGAAAGTCTTTGTTCCACTTGCTTCTGTTAGCAACTTGGCCTTAGACTTACCAAAACTCATAGGACCACCCATACCACCACCTTGACGGCGTGATAGAAAAATCCATAGACCAAAAAAGAAAAATACTGGTAGTAGATTTAGGAATAAGCTGGTCCAGAAAGACGCTTCTGGGCTATCTGACTTGACTGTAATGATTACATTATGTTCTTCTAACTTAGGCATTAAATTTGATAGGGAGGCGACATAGGTAGTAAATGCTCTATTGTCAATCTTGTAATGTCCTGTGATTTCATTACTATTGATCGTAACATCATGGACATTGTTGCGAGTAACTTGACTCATAAAATCTGAATATGTGATCTCGTTCGCAGCGTTGCGGCCTCTTGACTCCATAGAGAAAGCAAAAAGCACCAGACCAACGATTAGGAACGCAATCCATGGAATATGTTTCTTCATATCATAGTTTCCTATACTGTTTCAACCTGTAAGGCTTCGTGATATACTTCAATCATAAAATTTTTCATTTTAGTATTATCTAGAGGCAGTGTCAAACCATCAATATATTTTCTGAGGATTGTTACCGTATCTTCCGCCTCATCGATTTCTTCCGCATCTTCACTATCTAGTAAAACGCTAGGATCTTCCACGATCTGAATATCCAGCGGGCCTGCTTTATAGATAGAATCAAAGAGTAAATCAAAAGCATATGGATTACTTTTGTTTACGACAACCAATTTAACGTAAGTATCCTTATACTTACTAAAGTCTGTGTTCTGGATCTTCTCAATAATTTCAGCATTAGCAATGTCATCATACTTGGCAATGCGAAACATCTTATGTGGATTCTGAATGAACTCTAGTTTCTTGTTCCTACTATCCAGCGTAGAAAATCCTCTAGGGTCTCCGTAATCATGCCAAGTGTATTCACCAAAGGCCCCAATATAAGTAATATTACCAACAGTGCTACGGTGGTGATAATGACCTGAGTATACAGCGTCAAAGTTTTCAAAGAGTTTGCGATCCAGTCCATGATCTGATATAAGTCCTCTATGCATAGTAAAGCCATTCAACTCAAGGTGACCCATGAGAATAGATGCTTTGGGATGTTTGATTGCTTCTAATGCTTCCTCACGGTTAGAGTCCGTGATCCATGGCATTATTTGAATATCAAGGCCGTCAATATTGATAACAGTAGGAACGCTATGAGTCCTAATGTGACGATATCGCCCGCCGACAAGTTCATCGAGGGCATTGACTTCGTGCGTATCCTTGTAATAAGAGTCATGATTGCCTTGTATAATGTGAGTTTCAATTCCTCTCTCCTCTAATGGCTCAAAGAAATCTTCCCGCAATCTCTTGGCGGACATAAAGTTCACATACTTGCGGCGATCATAGATATCACCAAGATGGATGACATGCTTGATGTTGTTGGTATCAATGTAATCAAAGAACCACTTCCAACATTTCTTTTGATAAGCCTGAAAGGCAGGATTATCGTTTCTGATACCAGCATGTGTATCAGTAGGCATCGCAATCTTTACCATCGTTTAAACCATTCCCAAAAGTCTAAAAATATATTCTTGGATACAGTATACACTAGAAAAATGATTTCGTCAATCCTCTCGGGTAGCCATTTTATACGTTTCAATTTCCGACTCTCTTATCCATCCGAGATTAACCATTCTCCTCATTATCTTTTCTTTGTCTTGCGGATTGATAGGAACTGGTTCTACAATCTTATCACAAAACCATTCTATATTCTGGTCAATTTCCTTGACAAAATCATCTATATCCATTACCTCTGCCCCTTTTTGAAACGAGGGGGCTGAGCCGTACCCATCTCAACATCATATTCCATAATAGCTTTCTCACAGGCACGTTTAATGGATTCTAGTCGCATACGATAGTTACCACGAACATGCACCCGCTCTTTCTTATCATTCAGATTCGTTATCAAAGTCTGTACCTGAAACGGCACTTCGAACTGAGTTTCTTCCTTCATCTTCATCTCCCACAAACTTTTCAAGACCTTCTTTATCTACTTTTCTCTTTTCTTTTTTGGCTAGTTCCCTTGCCTCAAAGTTTTTGATGAACTCGTTTAGGTTATCATACATAGATGAGGAAATCAAGTGATTATCGTCCCCATCCACCATTAGAGAAGCATCAGCAGTATCCAATACGCTTTCCTGAAACTTCTTATACATTATATATCTATTCTTTTCCTCTTTAGAGATACGTCTATGGAAAGCATAGTAAATGATTTGCGTGAAGTATGCGAAAGGATTCTGACTGATATCAGGATTGAAATTGTCAAAGTAAAGAAAGCAATTCTCTAGTGCATCCGATTTCATTTCATCGATAAAAGAATAGTTCATAAAACGTGGCTTGCGAGCCAAGTTCTCGGTAATCAACCAGATACATTTGCCACAATACTCACTAACCCTAGGCTTCTCTTGCCCATTAGCTAATGCATCCTTACATCTTTTTTTATAATTTACAATATCTTCTAAAAATTTCTGGTTATCGACGTAGTGGTTAGTTTTCTTTTTCTTGGATATAAAGTTATTTTCCTTGTCAGACATAGTGACCCTTTCGTATGCTCAATAGATATCATATATCAAAAAAAATCACTTGTCAATGCATTTTTACCCTTGACAAGGTTTTAGAAACATGTGTATAATGGTTTTGTTCCACCAGCCTTACCATAACCAAATCTACCAATTGCTCCTATCGAGCGAAGCGAGACCGATGCGAAGCATCGGCCAGAAGCTCCTAACCTACCTATTGAACAAATCCTGGCTCAGTTAATAGTTTCATCTTTGCTATCTGCTTCTGAAGCAAAGGACCACGATTTGGCCACTTGATGATAGGCTGGTCGGAATTCTTTGCTAGGTTTTCCAATAGTGGTAGATAAATCTTCCTTACCGCTTCTAGTCTCTTTTTAAGATCGGTAATCTCGTCTGTCGCAGGAGCAATTGCGTTTGCTACAATCTCTTCCTCATCACCAAAGGTGAACCCGAAATCATCTACTAGATCAGCATCATCTAGAGTTAAATATTCGTTAGTATAAGTTGCCATTAGTGGTATATCCTTTTAGTTGATAATTCTCTTAAAGCCTCAAGTAAACTTGAATCTTCTTCAGAATCGGAAACTTCTTCAATCTCCTCTTCCTTCGTGTGAGAGGCTTCATTAGTGAAATAAGAAGTAATATTTTCCCAATAGTATTTATTCATGTAGTCACTTACATCGACTATCATTAGAACATCTTCCAGATGTATCATAAACTGTTGCTTGTCTACAATTTTAGAAAACACCCAAGGCATAAAAGCTACTTGCAGGCTTCCCGATGCTGTCGGCACATAAATTACCTTCAGAGGATTTATTATTAGGTAAACTATACCATCCTCATCTTCCATTTCAACAACTTCGGATACGATATCGTCTCCGTTTTGGAGACGAAGGAACTTTGCCCTAGAGTATTCATTTTCCTCAGTCATCGTCTTCTCTTACGTTTTGAGATTGATTTTGTAGATTTTAAATTTGAACTTTTCTTCACTGTAGGTTTTGAGTCTTTCGAAGAAGTGACTAAGAGTATAGTTCTCTCTGGACTTCCAGCTAAAGTCGTCGGCAATGTCATAGAGAGTGGCGGATTTCTTGGTGTCACTAACCCTAAGGCCTCGACCGACGGATTGTAGATTTCGGATTTTTGATTTTGTCGGTGATGCAAATATGACGTTATCGAGGGCCACGATATTAGTACCAGTGCTGAGAACGCCAACGGACCCAACAATAATGGCAGACTGCTCTGTCTCAACGATTTTACGGATAGATTCTCTTTCTTCAACATCAGTTCCTCCATGGATAAAAAATACTTTTCTACCTTTTGCTTTACTATTTATGCTATCATATAGAACACGGCCATGCTGCTCAACATAGTTGAATAGTAGTAGAGTATTACCTTCCAATGATAGTGCCAGATTGGTAATGAAGGCATTTCTGTGTGGATTACTAATTATATACTTGATTTCATCTTGGTATCCAACAGACTTCATATACTGACATTCTTGTTCACTATACTTCAATAACAGACATTTGATTGACAATTCCGCTAACTGTTTCTTTTCCATCAGTTCGGCAGATGTTGTTGCTTTATAAATCTGGCCAAACATACCAATCAATTGCCATTCATGAGATTTGGCTCCAGATAGTGTTCCAGTAACACCTACTCTAAGCATGGCTCTGGTACACTTGGATACAATATCAGTAAGTGCTTTGGCCTGGGCTTGATGGACTTCATCGACTATAACATAGTCAAACTGTTGGAAAAACTCTTTAGGCATTCTCTGTAGTGACTGCCATGTGGAGATTGTAATAGGCTTGTTTGTAACCTTCTCCTTGCCTGAATATACAAGATGACAATACTTTTCCATATTTTTACTATTCTTGCAAGAATAGTCTTGGAAGTCAGAATACATTTGTTCTACGAGAGCGGAACGAGGAACGATCAGAAGACCTTTTTTGCCGCTCTTTAGGCAGTAGTTACATATAAGATAAAGCAACAAAGACTTGCCAGAGCCAGTGGGAGATAGTATAATCCTTCTCCTAGACCGAATAGCATGAACGAATGCATCCAGCTGATAGTCTCTGGGAAAATGTTTTGGATTAAGTGCATTGATAAACTCTTTCGCTTCTTCTACTGAAAATGAATTATCTAAGTCTTCGTCATTATACTCATAGGTATAACCACGTTCAGTAGCCCAATTGACTACCTGTGGAGCCAGACCTCTATACAGCAATTTACTGCTAGGATTATATAATCTAAGGTAACCGTCCCAGAGTTTCTGTTTATAAGAAGGAACGAACTGAAACCCTGGAGGACGGAACGAGAAAGCATCTCTTAGTTCCCATGCGACCGATTCGTCACACTGGACTTTGATATACGTTTCATCGTAATTGTAGATTGTCAAATGCATTATTATTTACCGGATGTAAGTTGTAGGTATTTTACGAAATTTCCAAGATCCCACGTTCTGGAGTGTAGCGACTTTAGAACATTCTCACAGTATGCCACGATTTCTTCGTGTGCGATCTTCTTGAGTAACAGTTTATTTAGTTCTTTGTCCGTCTCAATCTTTCTTGCTACTTGTGGATTAGATAGAACATGCTGACATGGCTCCCAACCATGTTCATCAAGGTCTTCCTTAGCCATATGACCTTGATAGTAATCTTCACGGAGGCCTTTCATAATCTTGTAGTCAGCTTCCATCTTTTTTGCCAAATGTCTATGGTGGGACATAACATTGAGATATTTGCCATGAAGATGGGAAATCTTTAGAAGTTCCTTTTCCATAGATGTGGAATCAATGACGGAATCTTCCGACCATTCTTTCATTAAAACGTCAATAGTTACTGGTGCTTTCATAATAAACTCCTAATCACTGATACATTATATCACACTGTTTAGGAAAAATCAAACTCTTTCTATCTGATAGATATCATACCTAAAAGTGAAATCTGCGGTAGGAATAATATCAGCATCAACTTTGGTATCAAAGTTTACCATACCGATAGATGTAGGATGACAGTTATGGAATTTGATTCTTATGTTCGGCTTATTGGCATTGGTATTGATCGTTAGATATCCGTCGAAATAGATTTCTGTAGGATCTCGTCTGCTTTTTCTAGGGTATTGTTCAAATGATTCTGGGCGACCTAGACTTGTCATCCATTTATAAGTTTCTTCCCAAACTCTCAAATCTTCGTCCATAATTGCTGATATTGTGAATGGTTCATATGTCACTTTATCACCATGTCTATAGGTTGTTGAAAAAGGAGTAGGAACTGCAATTTCACTAAGAGATATGGAAGGCAAAGATGCTGTCTGACAAAAGTATTTTAGAAATGGTTTATCTGGGATGATAAACGTGAATTTTGTGGATTGAAGAATAGATGTATTTTCAGGTGTATTTGATACAATAGACTCTAATGACATGACAGCCCTCCACTATTATTTAGCAGACATAAAAAAAGGGGAGCCGAAGCTCCCCTTCTTAGTTTAATCGCACCGAACTCTTAGGTTAGGTTGCGAACACGGAAGATGCGGTAATAGATGTTAGCCTGGTTAGCTGTGTTTCTATCACCGACAACACCGTCACCGGCTGCGGTAGCAAATGGGTTTGCAACCATGCCGTAACGGGTCTTGAAGCCAATCTTTGGCTGGAATGTATCCTGACCAATTGCACGAACCATCTGTAGTGGAACGTATGGGCAGTAGAATAGACCAGCGTCGAATGGAGAAGAACCACGGTAACCAACGGTTACTAGTTCGTCACCGTTAGCAGAGCCACCGAAGTAAGGATCGATGTAAACCTTGATGCGACCGTGTAGAGTACCAGCAAAGGTGTTGCCAGTATCGTCAACGGTTAGATCGGCAGATAGAGCAGGTGTATAAGAAAGAACACCAGCCATAGCCATAGCAGAAGCAACGTCTGAAGAAACGATCAGAACGTTACCCTTACCACGACGAGTTGCCTTTGCAAGAGCATTAGCTTCACGCTCGATGTGGAAAATTAGACCCTTGAACTTCTCAACTGACCAACGGCCATTGGAGTCTGTATCAAGGTCGAATGTACCAGCGGTTGTAACACCATACTGAGCACCAACTGTAGCAGAACGATAAATTGTGCGGATAACCTCACGATTGATTTCAGCAAGAATCTCTGTGGAGAGAATGTTTGCTAGTTCTGTTTCTGCATCAAGACCGTGGATTGCCTTTAGGTCCTGTGCAAGTTCAGTGGTGTATTCTGCCTTTAGCGCACGGCTACGAGCAGTAACAGTAACCTTGTCGATGGCGAATGCCATTTCAGCAAAGTGGTTACCTGCTGCGTCACCTAGTGTTTCAGACTGTGCAGTTGTGAAGCCTTTGTTAACACCATAAACAGCGGAATCTGATAGATCAAATACTGGGTTTGTATTTGATGTGTTACCAGATGTTGCACCAACAATACCGCCTGCTGAGTTCTGACCAGAAAAGGCTGTGTTGGCTTCGAAGAATAGAGCTTCGCTACCGTCCATTGTCTTATACTTGGAACGCATTGCGAAGATAAGGCCGGTTGGACCGGTCATTGGCTGAACGCCGCAAACGTCATAAGCAATTAGGTTAGGTAGCGCACGACGAACTAGGGAGATAAGAATTGGATCGTATGAACCAATGTTTGTACCAGCACCTAGGCCACCACCAGAGTTGGTAGGAGCAGCTTCGTTAAGAGTGCGAGCCTCTTCTGCCATTGCCTTTTCCTGATTCTCAAGAATAACGGCAGTAACAGCACGACGATATGAATCCTTAATTGGATTGAGACCATTGTGGTCGAGAACTGGGGACCACTTGTTCTCAAGATTTTCTGTAAGATACATTTTAGTTTCCTTCTTTCTATTTTTTAACTAGTTAAAATTATCTTGGAAGAGATTTTCCAATTGCTCTCACGTAGTTGGCCATTGGACCGTTTAGAGCGCCTTCAGTTAGGGCCTGTGGGTCATTTGATGACTCAACCTTGTCAAGCACATTGTCGGTCTTGACCGCTACTGGGAAATAATTCTCCCTTAGTGTCTCGATTTTATCGATAAACTCTTCATCGGATGTATAAGCAACGTTTTCTAGTAGAGAAGATAGCTTCTCTGCCTGAACGTCTGTTAGACCTTCACAAACAGAACCGATTAGCTCTGCCTTGCGGGCCTCAGCAATAACGCCAGTTAGCTGGACATTGCGCTGAATTTCTTCATTAAGTTTAGATTCTAGTTCCTCAACGGTTGCTGATAGTTCTTCAACTACTGAAACCTGCTCTTCCGGAACGTCGATATAATGTTCTGAGAATAGGGCACGAAGACCAGAAATGAAATCTTCTGTTAGCTCGCTACGGAGAGCGGACTCAACAGCAACTTCATTTTCTTCAATCCACTGTTCAACAACATAGTTTAGATAGTCATCAACCTTAGTTGAAATGTTTTCGTAGATTTCTGCAACTTTTTCTTCTAGAGTTTCAGCATATGCCTGCTCTAGTAGTGCAACTTCTTCTTCAATCTTAGCCTTTACAGCGGCTTCGAAAATTGTTGTAGCCTTAGCGTGGAACTCTTCGGATAGGTTCTCACCTTCTAGAAGTGCATTAACATGCTCGGACATATCAACTTCATATGTCTCTAGTGCTTCTGCGACTTCTTCTGAAACTGTTTCCTCTTCCTCGGAAATGAACTCAAAGTTTTCGTCAATAGCAGCAAGAATTTCTTCTTCTGATAGACCAGCCTCGATGCCTTCGTTGATAAAAGCCTCTAGCTCTTCGGAAAGCTCTAGCTCCTCATCACACTTTTCCATCTTGCCTTCGTGCTTCTCTTCCTTGTCCTCATCCTCGTCCTCGTCGTCCTTTTTGGACTTACGGGCTTCCTTAAGGGCCTTTAGACGCTCGGCTAGAGAAATTTTATCTTCTTCGGAGAATACTTCTCCTTCTGCTTCTTCGTCCTCTGATAGCTTCTTTGTTGGCTCTGCATGTGAACCAGAACCCTTTACAGAGGTGTCTCTTTTCTTACCACCAGCTGCCTTTGCACCTAGGTTTTCTTTTGCAGTGGATGTTGGTGTTGCTCCACCTAGATCCTCTGCATGGCCTGTCGGATCAGGTGCGCCTGGATTTGGGTGACGACCTTCAACAGCCTTTGAACTTGGACGTAGTGTCTTAGCGTTAGCTGTGGATGCTGTAGAAGGATCGACTGGATTTGGGTTAGAAATCTTACCTGGAGAAACCTCAGGATAGATACCCTCATTCAGTGCTTTACCTTCTAGAACAGCCTTAGCTGTTTCTGTTAGTGATGCCATAGTTAGAATACTCCTTTTCCTAATATATATTTAGTAATTTCAAAGTTTTGAAATATAGTTTTCAAAAATCTTCAAGGCAACTTCTTCAACATCGTGTCTAGATGCTTCACGAATTAGTTTCTTTGCTCTTTCGTTATGCACTTCTTTCCACTGATCATTTTCAAATACCCACTCTTTACCTTCCATGATGCCTTGCACAAAAGCGTCTGGTGCGCTAGGGTCTGCCACAATGTCTGCCGCTGTAGCTAACTTAAAGTCGTCTTGAACTTGTTGAAAACCGTTCATTGCCCTTAGAGACCCTACGCCTCTTGTGGACACGCCAAGACTTGCACCGCCGTCTAGTAGACTCTTAACTATCTTTCCGTTAGGAGTATCTAATATCTTTGCTTTACCAATAAAGTTGGTTCCATCAGGATACAACTTTGTAATCATATGTGAAACTCTGTCTAGGTTGATTTGAGGATTCTCTGGATGACCTAGCTCACCAAATGCTCTGTTCTTTGAAACATACTCACGGTTATATCTGTCTGCTTCCTTTGAAAGAATATTCATAGGATAGACACGACCATTTCTGTTCTGCTTTTCAGCCTGCATAAAGATACCAGTGATAAAGTGATTCTTACCACCTTTACCATCTGATTCTACCAGATACCGAATGTCTTGAACTTCTTCTCTAATAAGTTTCATTTATTTTCCCTTAGAAATCTTTTCCTATTTATGTTCCGTTATACACTCTTTAATGTGCCTGCAACTACTTGTAACGCTTTTCTCGCAATTTTACCACCGAGACCACCTTTAGAGGGTTCGTCTTTCTTCACATAGTCTGCTTCACGGCCTCTAAATGTGTTCCAGTTTCTACGAAGGACTCCGACCTTTTTACTATCTTCTGGTCTTTCGACTCCGTGTGATTTTCTTAGATCAGCGGCTTGCTTTTCTGAATCAGCTCCAGATGAATCACGCTTTTCTCTTTCAACGTCTCGTATTGCTCTCAAACCAGTTCTATACAGTTTTGATCTCCATGTTTTAGGGGCGAGACCTGCTTCATCTAATGTTTCTTCCGAAACTTTTTTCTTTTTTACTTTGACCAGCTTCTTCATCTTGATATCTCTTGGGTCCTGAAGAACATCGGCAGCTTTTCTATATCCTGCTTTCTTACGATCTTCAATTTCTTGTCTTGTCAAACCACCAAGTGCTTCGTTCATATCAGCAGCAACCATACGCTTCTTTTCATATAGTTTCTTTTCCATAATGGAGTTTAGTTTTTCTTGAAGAAGATTTTCTGCTAGAACAAAGTTTTTATCTAGAATGGATTCTACTAGATGTTCTGACATTAGACTACTCCTGGAATGTTGAAGTCGGATGGTCTTGCTGTCTGACCAGCATCATAGTCTCTGTTGTCTTTCTTTAGGTCAATATAGATTGTAACATGATCATTATTCTCAAACACAGAGTCCATTATAATATCACCATTAACATTTGCAGATGGAGTAGCAATAGCATCACCGTGACCTAAGCCGGTAAAGTTGTAGTCGAAGAAACCTTCACCAAATGAAGCAAACACGGATGATCCGTTTGAACCATTAGTTGTTTCCCACATTAATTCAACATGGCCTTTGTTTTTAGCTGCATAGGAACCAAAAATTCTAACGATAGATGTTCTATAAACACCTTTGGCATTGGTATTACCAGACATAATCTTACCGCTTGTGTTTAGTGAATAAGCAAGACCAGATACATCCAGAATTTTTGTGTTTGCTTCATCTGTACCATCTGATGTAATGTGATATCTAATCAATGCTCTATTAGTGCTATCAATTAGCTTTGTTTGTGTTATTATATTTGCCATCGTTAGTTCCTAATTGAAAATGTTAATAGTCTTTTGAAGGACTCTAGGTCGTCGTTTAACATGTTCTCAACAATCTTCTTGTTTTTGCTATTGACCGAGTCATAAACTTCAAGTATTCTTTTAGCCATACTGTTATTTAGTGTAATTGTTTTTCCGTTTATTTCAATAACATCTGTCTCAATATTTTCTTTAATCATCTGTCTCATTTTGTTAATTTTATTTTCATTAACTGTAGACTGCTTGAGTTCTTTGGCCGTCGCTGTTTTTAATCTAGATTGAAAGACAGCATCCGACTTATTAGAAGATGCTTTCCATGATGATCCGGTTTTGATAGAACCTAGCGGTCTCTTGAATCCTGAGGTAGATGATTGTGATGAACTAGTTGATTCTCCGGAGTCTGACTTCTCTTGTGGCTGCTTGGATTGTCTAGCACTAGCCTTCAGTTCATCAGACTTACCTTTAATATAACCTTTTACACCGCCGGCCAGTGCACCTGTGGCCATACCGGCCAGGCCACCTCTTGCGCCTGCTACTGCACCCTTTGCCGCACCTTTTAGTGTTTCCCAAGTCGTACCTTCTTCAATGTCGTCATGCAATACAGCTTCACTTAGATTGATATTACCCTTGGGTCCAAAAGGAACAGAAAGATACTTATCTATCATCTTTGAATAGTATAGGGCAACGACCTGCTTATCTGGATATATTCTATACTGGATACGTCTGAACATCAACAAAACAGGCATCTCTTTAGATGAAGGTATGCCTGTGCTTAGTTTTTCACCTTTTGACTCAAGCATGTTATCCTCGAAGAAATCAATTTCCTGAGTTGATGAACCACATTCTTCACGGATCTGCTTGAGAGTTTTCATAATTTAATCCTTACTGAGCAAAATAGTTTGAAGCAATTTCTCTTTTCTTTTCTTCAAGTTTCTGATTGACCTTTTCCTGAAGAACAGATGTAAAGTTTTCTTTCATTTCGATTAGTTTGTTTTCAGAAATGTTCATCAATGCTTCATTGATAACTTCTTTGGTATCCATTTTAGTTTCCTCTTTTACTTCTTTTTTGATATTACCTTTATCTTTTTTACCACTTTCAATAAACTTTTTGTTGATAGCACGGGTTAGTGTCTTGCTTGGTGCTTCTTTGCGCCAGAAACGAGCATTAGAAACCTTTCCGACCAATTCTGCGGAGATTTCATTGATTGTAGATTCCTCGCAGTTCCATCTACGAAGTGCTTTATTGATATTTGAATCTGGATCTCTCGCTGTCTTAGCAGAGGTCAATCTCTTTTTCATTCCACCCATACGGGAACAGAATGCCTTACGACGAGCCGCTCTTTTACCTGTTGGTTTCTTTTCGGTTACGGCTGTTTGTAACTTAGAACCTGGATTTTCTCTACGGTAAGCATCAACTGCCTTCTGCGAAAGACCATCCGTCTTATCTTTGCGATTTACATCTTGCCAGTCTTCTTGCATCTTTTTTACCTTCGATCTTAGATGTTCTCTTGCTTTATCATAACCTTTGATAGTATAGTTTAACCCTGTGGCACCCCAACCTACGGCACCTGGCAATGTAGATGTGGCCGCTACCAAGCCTCTTTTCGGATCAACACCTTTACGGCCTTCTGCGGCATCACCTGCTACTTGCCCTAATGTTGCTAGATTGGCTATTGTCATTCCAACTTTAGCAGCTTTTTTAATCTTAGGAGAAATATTTACTTCATCCACTTTCATAACTTTTCTGGATGAACCTGTATAATCTCCGATAGTCTCGCTATCTCTTTCAGGTTCGGTAGACATACCTTCTTTTGTAATCTTAGTCTTTTCTAGCTTTGCTAGTTTCTTATAATAATCTGGTCTCTCTGAGATATGGTCTCTTGCGATTTCCAAAGCATCTTTATGGCTATCTGTATGTTCTTTCTCAACTTCAGCACCGTGCTTAATAAGTTTGTTCATGCCGGCTACTGACATTTTCCACTTCTTAGCTAGTTCGGCCGCTGTAAGTGTTTTGACGCTTTTAAGAGACAAATTACAATCCTTTTTATACTATTTAGTCGATAGGAACAAGTTCACCATTTTCATTTATATGGGTTACTTCACCTTGCCCATTAGCATATTTATTAGATCCAACATAAACTAGACCTAATTCTTTTGCTTCTTTGACAACCGACTTCTTAGCTGGAGTAGCAGACTTCTTTGATTGTATCTGTGCCAACTTGATCTTCTTGTCCATCATTTTGGATTCATGATCTTGGCCAGACTTTTCTGATTTATTTGGACCTTGATCCGGACCAGTTATCTTTTCAACTTCCTGGTTGACATGAGCCTGTGCAATCTGTTGTTGTGCGCCGAATGCAATCTGATTTTGCATATCTTGTTGCTGTTGTGCTTGCTGATCAATCATAGCCTGTTGCTGTTGAGCGGCTATGATTTGTGCTTCTTGCTGCATCTGTTCATTGATTTCTTCGATATCTTCATCGGTTTGCTGTAGGATATTCTTGCGAACCCACATAATAGAATAATATCTACCAACGAACGGATCAACTTTGATTAGTGTATCTAAACGTAGATTTAGAAGTTCCGCTTCTTTGAGTTCATCAAAGTTATTGTCTTTCTTATAGTCATACCATATATCTTCTTTGATTTCTTTCCATTCTTCGTCGGTACAAACCTTTTTTAATACCAACTGAATACGAAGTAGTTCATCAAATAGTGTGGAGAACTTATTGCGAAGTCTGGTAACAAACTTATTGAACTTTAGCTCGTCTCTTGTAATTTCTGTGGTACGACCTAAGGTAAAACCTGGGCTCTGCTCCATACGTGAAACAGGAACACCAAGAGCCTTGTATAGTTTTGTTTGGAAATACTTGACATCTTCTAGTTCGCCAAGGTTTCTTGCTCCTTCCAGTGTGGAGATTTCAGTTCCCTTGGATCCTTCACGGCGTGGTAGCCAAAAATCTTCTAGCATTGATAGATGCTTACGGTCGTCTTTGATTTCACCAGTATTGGAATCGTAAACTAGTTTGTTACGATACTTGACCATGATATCACGGACATACTGTTCCGCTTTGACTGTTGGCATGTTACCAACGTCAATATAGAATACACGGCGCTCTGGCGCTCTTGATAGACGATAGATAACGGTAGCATCTTCGACCATTCTCAGATTGTTGAATGGCTTGATTGCTTTGTGTAGATAGGAAAGTACCATGGTTTGCTTTGGATCCATGATACCTGAATTGACATTGACTACAGAATCGGCGGCAATCTTGGCACCCAGATTTGTACCAGAGCCAATCATTCCTCTTTCATTGTAGAGGTAATACTCAATTTGTCTTTTGATTAGTTCGACGCCAGTGTTCGGATCACGCATCTTTTGGATTTCACGGATCTTACGAATACGGCGTGGGTCGATATATCTTATCTCTTGAATACCTGCGGCAGGTAACGCCTCGTCAATCACTATATGATAAAAAAGTCTTCCATCAATATACCAACGACGAAACACATCATGTCCCATGTTACCAAAGTTCATCAACTTGAGGATGTAGTTGAACTCGTCCTCAATACGCTTCTTTAGTTGTGGGGTAAGTTTGACATCATCTAGATTGATTTCTACAGAAGTACCTGAATCTTCTACTACGATGGCTTCATTTACGATTTCATCGATGGCAGATTCCATTTCAGGCTGGATGGATAATTCTCTATACTTTGTAATAAGCTGTGTTTCATTTCTAAATGTACCATCAAGATCGACATATGTTCCATAGTAACCAGCACCAGCAACCGTTACCGCACCGTCATTGTTTTCGGGCAGGGTAAACGTTTTCTGTCTTTGTTGATCTTCTAAGCGAGGATCGATCTTATCAGCGCCGATCTGAAAGCCAAATAATTTCACAATATAATCCTTTTATTAGAATAAAATTCCATGGAGATTTCTCTCCATGGAATTCTTGGTGTAGTATATTAAGCTGATGAAGAATCGGTTGTAGGTGAAATTGGACCTAGAGATTCCCACCACTGATAGGCGAAGGTGACAGCAAATTCTTCAATCTGGTCACCAGATGCCCAATCAAGATCAATAGCAGAAACGTCAGTTGGGAAACAACCAACAATCTTATATGTCTTGATGGCTTCACCTGTCTTTGCATACTGTGTAACGAAGGCATCTACCTGATACTGTGAAGCAACAGCTAGACCACCGTTACGAAGATTTGCAACGTGTGAATTTAGACCAGACATCCATCTTTCGAAAGCATTGCGGATAGCAAAGTCTTCGTCATTGATAACTGTGAATGACCAGTCAGGGAAGGTTCTTGTCCCTGCTACTTTAATCTCACGACCGAAGTAGTTAACAGGAATAGAAGATACGCTATCTCCTGGTAGGGAGGTTGAACGTGCCTTGAAAGTTACCTGCTGTGCGGGTGCACCTGGTGCACCCAACACGTTAGGAAATGTAATAGCAACGTCAAATAGGGCTGCTCTTGCTCCATCGGTGACAAGACTTGCTCTAAATGCTTGAACATTAAATGCCATTTGTTAATTCTCCTTTGTCTGTATTTATTAGAACTTGCCAACAACTTCGGAGAAGGCAACACCAGTACGGACTGCAACGAAGTTCAACTGAATGAAGTTGATTGAACGTGCTGGCTTAATATAAATGTCCCCGATAAATTCATTTCTGTCGATAACTTCAGGAGTATTGTTTGAGTCGTCACAAACAACCTTGAAGTCAAAGATACCACGACGACCCTTAACGTCACGTAGGAATGGCTCAACTAGCGCAACGAACTGGGCTCTTGTGAACTCATCGTTGAACTCGAATAGTGAATACTTAGCAGCCTTTGCGATAGCCTTTTCAAGAACGATGAATAGGCGACGAACGTTAATACGGTCGAATGCACTTGGCTTAGCAAGCATGGTCTTATCACCATACAGAACGACACCCTCGCCCTTGAACTCAACAACTGGATTGATTCCGTTCTTGTATAGTTCGTCTCTGTAGGTCTTGTTTGGATTCCAAGAAAGTTTAACAACATTCTTGATCTGACCACGATTGAAACCTGCTGGTGAGAACCATGGGTCACGGTCAAAGTCAGTGCGGGCACATAGGCCTGCGATATCACCGTTTAGTGGTACCCAACGATAAACGTTGTTATACTTGTCGAACTGCTTCTTCCATCCTGAGTCCATGACTGCATAAGAAGATGAAGTGAAGTCGTTACGATATGTGATAATATCAGCAGCTTCATAACCTGCGTTATTAACAACGTCGTTCATTAGTGGGGATACGAAAGCTACGCAATCCTTACGATAACCAGCAATATTGTCCACTACATGCTCGGATACTAGCTGAGAAGCTGCACCGGTCATGATTAGAGAAATATCAATATCTTCTGGGCTATAGAACTTATCATATGCTGTAATGTAGTCACTGTTCTGAACAGCACCACCACGGCTTCCGTTTGTGAAAGACATGGTGTAGAAATTACTTGTCTGCTGGAATTCTGTATCTTCTGCTGGTGTTCCCCATGTGGAGGTTTCATCAACAAGAGTTGTAGAATTTAGAGCATGGTTAATTGGCCATACAAATTCAGAACGCTGTGCTAGAACAGAAGCGTAGTAGTTTGAAGAACCATCATCGTTCTTAGCATCGATTGCCTTAGAAACGAAGGCATACTTTTCTAGAACAGTGTTAGCTACACCTGAGAATTTACCTACAGGATCAACAACAATGACATGCATTTCATCATTGGCGCCGCCCTTTGTTGCGGTGTATGCTGATGTGCCTGGTGCTGATGGAAATTCATTTGCATATTCCCAGCTTTCATATGCTACGGTATTTGCAGATGCCCAAACAGAAATCTTTAGTCCGTTACCTAGATCACCAGGATAACGAGCGGCGAACATGCCTGATGTATTTGCGGTATCAACGTCAGAGAAAGAAGCATCATAGTGATCTTCGTTTCTGATTAGGACGCCAAGTGAACCGGTTGTAGCATTTAGTGCAGTTGTATTTGCTGCACGAACTAGCTTTAGGTTCTGAGCATAAGATAGAAAGTTTGCACAAGTGAAGAATGAAGGATATGTGTTAGAGTCGGGCTTACCAAAATAACGAACTAGGTCTATTTCATTGCTAATTGTAAAAATTTCATTTACTGGACCCCAATTAAAATCACCGGCAAATGCACCAACTGACATAGACACGGCAGGAACAATGGTTGTAAGATCAATTTCTGTCCATTGAACGCCAGGGGAAAGTTGATATGCCATCTTTTACTCCTTTTTATAGGTTAGAATGGTTTTTATTCCATCTAAACCTATTTATTGTTTTGAATGTTTTCAGAATTATAGTTTACTATCCCAGTCAAAATTTAGATTATCGAAGGGATACATACTTTCTCTTCCACGCAACCATAGATCACCATTATCATCTTTCTCCGCATAATCATCTAAACCGTTGTCAATGAATCCGAAAGGAACATTTTCCACATCTTGTAAATATGCCTGTTCTTTCTGTAAGACATATCGGATATCATTTGAAACTGTTTCTTTAAA